ATCCGTAGGTCGCAGGCGAGTCCTATTCTGATTTGATTCAAGATTTCAGATAATCCACCGAAGTTGACCGTCTTTTGCTCGTAGTCGTCTTCTTTGTCAATGACAAGAGCATTCTGGAAGTTCTTGACTTGTGCCGCGAGTCCTATCCTCTCAGCCGTCTTTTGTGCGCCCTTAGAAGAGGCGATGGCTACGTTGAATCCTGCTATTTTCATCACGTCCACTTTAGCTTCGTCGAGTAGTTCAAAGGTGACGTTTTGGTGTTTCAGATATTGGTTGAATGATCTGACCACTTTTTCTAGTTCGCTCATTCCCCAGCCGCTAAACTGACCACGCAAAAGAGAGGGAGGATTTTTTCCCATCAACTTGATCACGTTCGTATGGTGCATAATGTGGCCGTAGTAAGAATACGGGTGTTCGGCTGTCATGTCTCCCATCTGATCTAGGGCATTCATTCCGTATGGCGTATACGAGAGCTCCCAGCGATCACAGGCGTAGAATTTGAGAGGTGTGTCCTTCTTGATCGCTTCGATATTAAGCGGCTGTCTCATGTCTTGACCAGCGTTGATGATGATACCAGCGCCTCCGAATAGTCTCATCCACTTTAGACCTTGTGCGTAGGTATCTAGTATCATCTCTTGATCAATCGCCTGAGATAGTTCTTTGATTTCTTCAACACTGAGCTCGTCGCACTTGATGGTGATTCCACCTCTAAAAGCGTCATCTACGGGCTGATCCACTAGGACCTGTACGATCCCCTCCTCCATATAGGTAGAGCTTAAGAGAGCTCTATTGAGGGTTATGGCTGCATACCTCTTGTTATACATCATAGTATTTGCCGAGCTGCTTTCCGCTCCGAGCGACTGTGTAAATTCAAGAAGTGAGTTGTTATGAACGTCCATAAGTTTTAGCCCCATTTTTTAATTTTTCGACTCTATTATAATACACCATCATCGTAGATTGTCGCCTTCCTTTTTATTAAGTCGGATAGGCTATATCTGACGCTATCGATTATGTGGTTGTAGTCATCGACGACTATCGGCAAAATATCGTTTGTCCTCTTGTCAATCTTGTATGAGTATCTTCTGAATTCCTCTATTGAATGCGTACATTTTGGATGGATGACGATCTGTTGGAACGACTTCATATATTCGATTCCATCCTCTATCGAACCAGCCCATTTTGATGCTGCTACGCAATTGATGCCCATATTCTTGAGATAAGAAATAGTTTCCGGTCTCGCTGCGTCGGCTTTTATTTGCCATAGATATGAGTCGGTGCCTACCATAATATTTCTGACCATCGCCGGGATGTCTTTTATTTCTACGTGGTGACCGTATTCCTCTCTATCGATGAATAGACTCTTGCCTCTAATAAAGCATCGTATGACGGTCGTCGGGTCCTTTGCAAAGCCGAAGTCCATACCATGATAGAAAGTGATATCCTTCGGGGTCTCGAATTCTTTTACCACGTATTTATTTTTGAACACCTGTGCATCGGATATCGTCCTAAGTTCTCCCTCCCAAACGTGGAGGTAACGGTCATAGTCCGATTGCTTCATCGCCTCCATTTCGCCCTTTAAAACATCGGGAAAATAAGGATTATCAGACCAATTAACCTTTTGGGTTATCGATTTTTCATGGTGATTTAATATGAACATTTTATAGACGGGGTCATCGTCATGCGTAGGGTTGAACGTGACTATGAACTTAGAGTTAGGTTTTCTGATAGTCGGGATCAGGATATCCCAAGAATTTTGGTGCACCTTGTCCGCTTCCTCGATCCAACAGATATCAACGCCCTCGGTTGACTTTACGGATTCGATGTTATGAGCAAGGCCCTTGAAAATAAATATGCTGCCGTTTACGCATTCAATCGAGTTGAGTTTGATATAAAAATACGGATATAGATTATATTCGATAATGATGTTTTTTAGTAGAACATAGACCGATTCAGCAATTGAATTCTGGAGCTCTCTCGTACACAAGATTTTGAGCTTCTGAGCGAGAGCGAGACATACTAAATAGCGAGCTATGCTGTGCGACTTGCCGGAGCCCCTGCCTCCGTAATAGATGAAGTAGCGGGCATCCTCCGAGAGGCTTTTAAAAATAGGGGGGATATGGATATTAGTCATTTTTCTCTAAATTTTTCTTTTCTTCATTGTCAAAGATTAGATTGACTACTGGCGTCCCGCTTTCTGTTCCACCGCTTCCCATTTCTATTTTTTCGCTCATGCCAAGATAGTTTTTCGATAGCCATATGGCCACGGCTGCGCTGGGACGTTCACCCGTTGCCATGTTCCAGAGTGAGCGCCTGAGGCTTGCTTTTCCACCATCTGAGTGCTTTTTAAACCACTCGGTAAAAGTCAAAGAATGATCTTTTTTGCACCTGTCCGCCAACGTATCTTGATTGATATCAAGGACCGAGGCAATCTCTCTCGCCGTACACTGTATTTTTGCTAGTTTTTCAGCAAGAGGCCAATCAATGAATTTTGGTGGTCGTCCGCCCGTGCCTTTTGCTGGACCGTTTTTCTTCGGTGTTTTTGTGCTCATTAGATACCCTTTATTGGTATGGATATAATTGGGTTTATATCCTCGGTCGCCGACTCTCTATCTGTCGTTTTTCCTATGCTGTGCTTTGATCCATCCTTGACTATTCTTGACCCCCATTTTTTCTTGAGTAGTTTTAATTGCTCAACTTCTCTTATGGTGTTTCGATATACCGCACACCCTCCTGTATTGTTGTGTTGCTTAGGATAGTAAATAAAATAGTTGGCTCTCAGTAGTTTTCTATATTTATTTAGCACCTGGAGGGTCATGTCATAATCTTCTTTCAACGGCAAATTTTCGTCGTATCTTAGAGCGCAATCGTTAAAACCTTGCCAAGGACCACCTACGTAACTTGAGAGACTGTAAGGCGCTTGGTTCCTATATGACATATTATCATTATTTGGCAGGACACCCCAAAATTTAAAGTCGCCTTGATCGCAAAGTTCAAACATATCGGCGATAAATTCCATTATCTGTTCGGTGTCGACGACTGTTCTTTTGTTGTTTTCCCAACGACCGAATCTAGTATGATCATCATCTAAAAGCAGTATTTTTTTGCTTTTAGAATTATCTAAAATATAGTTTCTAATACGACACAAGTTACCTTGTGCGGAAGGGGGAACAAACCAAAATCTGTTGTGCTCCCCTGATTTTAAATAGTCGTCTTTTTCTGACTCAGAGACAACGTAGGTAACATCCGGCAAAATTTTGTGCGTTGATTTTCCTATCGCCCTTTTATAAGACGGCGCAAATATTTCAAACATTGACGATACCTCTTAGATACTTCGCCCCGTCGATTATCCTGCCGACTCCGACTGTTTTAGTTCTTTCGCATTGAACGGTTTTAATATCGAAATGCGTGACGGCATTGAGCCAATCAACCTCGTTATTAAATAAGAGTAGGACGTAGTTATTTTTTTCGCCTAATTTTTCTGTAAACTTAATTGTTGGTTCGTCTTCTTTTTCTTCTTCTTTGTCTTCTTTGTCATCATCAAGAGAAAAGTCTCCTATGTCAAAACCAATCTCTTTGATATCAAAGTCGCCTAGCTCTAGCTGCGCCAATTGCTGGTTAAGCTCCGGTATATCCCACTCTGCAAGCTCTGAGGTGCGGTTATCTGCGAGAGCAAAAGCCATCTTGTTTAGATCATCAAGATTAGTCCTTACTGCTGCTATCTCTTTCCAGCCTAGCTCCTTTGCTGCTGCCAGCGTGCCGTTGCCAGCGATGACGATATTTTTGGAATCAATTACTATTGGTTTTTGTTGGCCAAACTTAACCAGTGATCCTTTGATTGCTTCTATGTTTTTTGTCGGATGCTTTCTGACGTTGTTTGGATCAAATACTAGGTCCTCGATTTTCAATTTAATTATTTCCATTGCAGTACCTCCTTTTTTATTTTGCTTGCCATCATCCATTATAACCAGCTATTTATATTTTAGTCAATTTTGGATAATCAACACAAAATTTTTGAGGTTAGAAGATGATCAAATTAGGGTTAGGTTTGATAGTCAAAAATGAGCAGGAAGATCTACCGCAGTGTATCGAGAGCTTTGCCTCTCAAGTGGACTATGTTGCGATTGTCGACACGGGATCTACTGATAAGACAGTCGATAACGTCAAGAATCAACTTATGAGACTAGGAATCAAATACACGATTATTAGTTATCTTGAGGCGAATGACTCGAAGGGAAGGATAGCCGACTTTTCGAAAGCCAGGAACAAGTACGTCGA